ATTACCCGTCCCGCCTCAGTCGAGGTAGGTGATGGGTGCTAAAAATAGAGAGATGATTTCAAACAAGAAACTATTTGAATTAAAACTTGAAGCACTTAGAAAGTTTCAAGAGAAAAATCCGACTTCTCATGTAGGTGGAAGTATTGGATTGTTTCTACAAGGCATTGAATTACCAAGAGATTTATCTAAATCCGATTTAGATGTTGTAGTTGATGAAAACTTTAACTGTGAAGAAGCACTAAAAGAATACAGGGAAAGAAGCGACACAACCGATTTTGATCTTAACATAGAGGCGGATCATACAGGTGGTTGGTACACAAAAATTGATGTAAGAATTTCGCCAGAACCTTCTTATACAACTGCTTTTTATAATGGTTATCAGTACAATGTTTCCTTAATCAGAAATATACTTTTTTGGAAACGGAAGTATGCTGCAAAAGGTGTTAAAAAGCACATTGCAGATATTTATTATATCGAAGTAGGAAAAACTATGCCTGAGCCTGTAAATGTTATTAATTCAGATGATGATTTACCGTTTTAAACCATTATAAAATGATCCCCACAAACATCGAACTCAACTTTGCAGGTCACGTTCACACTAAAACACCCCCGACCCCATGACCAAAATACGAACACCATTTAAAGATAAGGACGGAGTGCAGTTGTATGAAGGTGACTATATCGAATATGAAGACGATACTTCGATGGAAGAGCCTTTTATGAGGGAAGGAGATGATGCCGGAAAACTATGCCTGTCAACTGACGACTCTTGGTACATTGATAATGCAAATACTGCCGATCCTGAGAGTCCTGCGTTTAATTGGGGGAAGGTGAGGAAAATAAAGGGGTAGCATTTCGCCACCCCCTTCTCGTTTGCACTACTCGTCTCGCCCGGTTGCTAAACCATAAACCTAACTTTCAGCCCTTTTATTTGACGCTTGTAATCATCCACAGTTGGGCGACCATTTATTCTGTAGTGATCCATGAGTCTACCAAGTAAGGTATAGTTTACTCCGCCTCTGATCGTTTCGTTACGATCAATTTTAACCCGTCCATTAGCGGTTATGATACGGTTGAAGTCTTCTATCATAGAATTAGAATGGGAGGCCGTTGTCGTTACCCGGAGTGGATGGCGTAGAAGCGGATTGCGAAGTCGTTCCGCTCGGTGGTGGTGACAGTAACTCCAATTCTTCCACACGCACTTCACTGATATGCTTTTTAACACCATCTTTGTCCGTGTACTCTCTGTTTTGAATCTCACCGATCACACACACTTTACTGCCCTTCTTGGTGTAAGCCTCAAAGATGCCTGCTACTTTCTCCCATGCAATGACTCTGTGCCACTGGGTTTCTTCTTTTTTCTCTCCCGATTTGTCTCTCCATCTGCGGGTAGTAGCAAGACTCATCGTTGCGATTTTCTTACCATTTACGTCTCTGATCTCAGGGTCTTTGCCCAATGTTCCGATTAAAATTGCTTTGTTCATTTTGATTTTTCGTTAAATTGTTTATTTATTGTATTGATTTCACTGTATATCCTCTCCGTCACATACCCTACAAGATACGCATAAGCCTCGTCCGATACACCAATTTTTAATTTCATTCCAATAACGTGCATGACAAATGTTACAACATGGAATATTTCGTGTTGCAAAAATCCGTAGTCAAGTGGGGTGGTTGGGATTTCAGCAAAGCGCAAAAAGGTTTGATTGGTATCAAATAGGACGGTTCTGCCAATGACGGTAGTGTGGTTGAGCATGGCGAGGTTGATGTCTGCTTCGGATATGGCTTCATTTTGAGACAATTCGTAGCGGACTTCCTCATCCGAGTATCCCATCATAACCATAATGTCAAATGGGTAGATGACGAGGGGGATTAGTAGTTTTAGGGTGTCATTCATCTGCCTGCCCCATTCTCTGCACCACCCGATGCACTGTTGATGTGCACCACTGTCCGCCTGTTGAGGTGCGGAAACCTGCCTCATTGAGACTTTTAGCTACTTCGTTATAGGGTAGCCCCTTTTCTCTGAGTAACAATGCGTGTGCGGTTGCCTTCTCGTTGTCGGGATTACTTCGGGCTGCCTCTGCTTGTATTTTAGCGCCGATCACTCTGCCCTTGTTGGTGAATAAGTGCGGGTTGCCTGTTGGTTCTCCTCGCTGCTTTTTGGCTTGTAGGGCTGCTTTGGTACGGATTGAAATTAATTCCCGTTCTCTTTCGGCAAAAGCAAAGTAAAGGGTGAGCATGAAACGGTCAGGTTTTCCCGGCAAGTCACAAAACTCAATTTGACCGGGCAGCCAGTCCAGTACTGTAAGTCCATCTTTTACATCACGGCTTAACCTGTCTACTTTAGCGACTACAAGGGTGTAGCCGTTCGTTTTACAGAAATCAATTGCCTGTTTTAGTACGGGGCGGTCGGTAATCGTTTTAGCCGATTCGACTTCGATATATTCTTGTTCTAAGGTAGGGTAGAAACGAGCAACGATTTGCTGCTGTGCCTCGAGTCCCAGTCCTGAGTCCCCCTGCTTCTTGGTGGATACTCGGTAATATGCTACGTATTTCATGTCTACCATCCCTCCATTGGAAATTCGAGATAAACTTGTGCGTTTACTCTTATTTCATTAGTAATTGATTTAACTCTGTCGGTGTTTTTACTTACCCTTCCAAACCACCTCCATCCATTACCGACCGCTTTTGTTCCACTATGGAAACATTGCCAATCAAAGTAATATAAGGTTCGGTCTTCAGATACAACCTTAAACATCTTTTTTTGCTCCAATAGCGACTCAACCTCTGTGTGCCATTTACGGTAAATTAATTCTCCATCAGGAACTCTTGGCATCGTGCATCCGCCTATTGCAAAATGAGTAGGGCAAATATCTGCATTGACAAGCCCTAATATATGTTCACTTTTATAGCGTGGATTATCATAATCAGGTTGCCCTGCGGTAACAAAGTGTTGACCTACCGGAATTTCAGGGCGTGGCACATCGTCGTGATGAAAGCCGGGGATTGCAGGAAACCAGCCCGGCATTAACATATGGACTCTGCTATCAAATACGACATCTTTATGCCAATCGGTTGGTAATGATTCGATAAACGAACGGGTAATTTCTCCTCCGTTATGGTAGGCAAAGTAAAGATCAGAGTTAAAGAACATAGGCTCGTTCTTAATCTTGTCATTACTGATTTCTTGAGCGAATTTACCCATTAGAGTAATGTCGCTGCTGAAGTGTTTGTCGTTATTCATGCTTCAAAATATTTTAAATAATAATCTATTTCATTATCGGATTTACCTTCGATGCACAGGATGTGTTCGGGACTCATTCGCTTCATGACGGTATCTATATGATAGGTCATGGTTTGGCTTGGCGAGACTTGCAGTTCTACAAATATCTCAGGGAAGTCGTGGGTTACTTTGAGTCGCGCCATGACTATCCATGTGAACTTGCCGCACTCGTGTTTCGTGTCAACGAGGAGAAGCGTATTACCCGTCTGTATAATATTGCCTTTGTGGTCGGTCATCATCTACCTATATTTATTCTCAGGTTCAACATAAGTTGCCGCAATACTATCTAACGCCTCATGTAATTTACTGTATGGTTTAATTAGCCCTACCTCCATAATTTTCCACTTGTAAAATGGGTGCACTTCACTAAATGATGTTATACTCATGTAGCTTAATGTATCTCCACCTTGATCTGATACGATTTGGTCAGCATACAATGGGTAGTAGCTATGAATATTTCGTAAGTATTTTTGTTCGGTTTCGTCACTTATGTACCATCCGTATGAGATAAACCCAGTTGTTGTATATATAATACACAATAATAAATACACCAACACAGATGTAATAGTCCATACAATTAAATTAACTCTCATATATCTTATCTTTTAAATAGTTTTTATCTCAATACTACTCTTACCCGCTCCGCCTCCTCCTTCGTGTGGAACGGTATAATCTTGCCGCCAATCCGTATAGGTTGCCATCTATTCCCTATTTTCCGCTCTATACGGTAGCGTGTCAGTTCACGTGACAGGGATGCGTTGTAGGGTGTGGTGCGGGTCATAGTGTACCGATTTTTAGAAGTTCGCCTAAGTAAAATGCCCATCTTTCTTTACTCAATAGATTGAACGGTATATCAGAGTGCTCTATCTCGACTATTGGTAGTGCGCCGAATAGGAAGTACCTGATAATACCAATTTTACCAATACAGTCTTTTGTGTCATGCGAGTTATGTGGCAGTACCATCACTACGTCACCTACTTTTAGTTTTTGTTTCATGTCTCTTTATATTATTGCACTGCACTAAACGGCTCATTGAACACTCCTGACCCCGGTCTGTTACTCATCTTAAATTCTACATATGGTGTGTAATGCATATCCGTAAGGAGTCCAAGTGGAATAACACTGCGTACCTCACCGTAGCTCAGTCTGATACGCACCTTGTCGCTATTCTCAATCTCTTCCAATCTGATCTTGTCAAGTCTTGCCTGTGCTACCATAGTCTCGTACTGCTCAAAGGAGATTAACCCTTCCTTGCATTGCCTGCGAAGGTATAGAATGCGGTTGGTGAGCCAGATATGGGCGGTTGTGGGGTGTTTGGTCATGCTAACAGTTGTGTAGTGCTAATCTCAATTCTTTTGCTTTCTCCTTTTGCTTCTGCATCTCCTCTTCTATAAATTGTTGGGATGGGTAAAAAAGAAAGTTCATCTTATCTGCCCTGCTAAATCCAATATAAGTTTCAATAGTTACTCCTCTTAGCGTAATGTACTTTCGCTGCCTTATTCGGTAAAATAATCTCTTTATGAATTTCATCTCTCCACCTCCAACTTCTGTAAATGAACCCCGCCATTAGACCTCACTTTGAACTGTACGTAAATGTTGGCATCAGAATCGGTATGGAATCCTGTTACGATTACTCTCCTTAGTCCTAAGTTATCTACTTCAATTTCGCCTTCACCTGTTTCATTCATTTCTATCAGTAGGGTGTGAATGTTCTTCGCCTGTGCTATGGCAATGTCGTGCTGAGATAATGTGATCTGCTCATCTCTAAGCATCCCTTGTATGCGGTGCTTACGTTTAGTGAGCCAAATATCGGGTGTGGTTTCGTGGGTCATATCGCCTCCAATTCGTTTGTAAGTGTTTTAATACAATGATCTCTCAACGCCTTATTCCCTCCTGTCATCTGAAGCAATATATCGGATTTCTCTTTCAGATATATTTTTGCAAAACCCGTGTCGTGTGCAATTATCGAAGCAGTGTTGTCGATCAGGTCTGCATACTTTACATTCATTGATCGAGGGGAAATTTTACCAAGCCTTGTCGCTTCTAACTGTTTACGTTTAGCCCTGTTAAAGTACGGGTAATCTTTAGCGGTATAAACATCGGTTAGTTCTGTTACGCAGGTGCAAACATCGTATGCCTCGTTACGGGAGTAGCCTGCCTCTGTCATCACTTTATACAGTTCAGTAAAGTTACAACTGGTATCTTCAAACAGGTCGTGGCAGAGCGCAATTTCGTAGCAGTTCGGTTCGTATAGGTTAACCAGTTCGGCTACATTATACAGGTGCGTGTGGTACGGGTCGCCTGTATATTTGCGTTTTTGGTCAGCGTGTTTGCGCTTTACAAAGTCGAATAGTTTTGCTTGGAGGTCAGTCATACTCTTTGCTTGGAGGTCAGTCATTGTGTGGGGTTTCCTCTCCACCGAATGGAAAGTCCTGATTAGATTTGCTTGAAAGTAAGAGTGATAGGAATGCTATACCAGCAACTACGACTGATATTATTAGTGGTGTGTATTTTTCCATTTTGTCAGTGTTTTTGTTCCGTTAAATATTCCTTTGCCGTGTACTCGTACCCATCGCAGTCCGATAGGTGGGTGAAGCCTACCCGATCACCATCCTGAATGATAACCATATCTGGTCGGTTTATAGGGGTGAGTGTCGGGTCGAGATGCTGGAGTACTTTAACCTGATCTTCAAATGTTGGGCAGTAGATACTCAGTGACTTATGCTCTATTTTTGATGTCGGTAGGTTTAAATCACTTATACTCAATTTATCTATCTCCGCTTCTACGTTTTCCCAGTAACCAATCTCTGATACGGGACAAGCTCTTTGAGCGAGTTTTAGGGCTATGTGGGCGCAGCGTTTAGCAAGGAATAGGTCTTTATATCCCGTATCCTTTGGGTGGAGCTGCTTTAGGATTCTTACTGCTTCTTGTTGTGGTGTCATCGGGTCAACTCCTTAACTATTCCTACGGCTAATGTACTTGGCACAGTGATACTTCCGTCTTCGTTTTCAGGTATAGCGCAAAAGGCTTCGAGGGTGGAAAGGGGAAGGGATTGACCGAGTTGCCAAGTGGGCGGTTCTGTATTTATCCAGTTCATTCTTCCCCAAAAAATCTCATTACCATCAATCTCAATGTACATCGGCAATTTATTAGATCGAGGCTGCCAATGCGTTGGCTTTGTTCCGTCAGACCAAATTTTGCCTGCCTGCTCACATTTCTGCATCAAGTCGTCATACTCCGCTTTGTTTGTTACTTTAAATTGTAGTGGGGTCATGGCGCTACCTCCCTGTATTGATCTGCTAATTGTTTACGGTTATGTTTTTTTCTGGTGTAAATGTAGTGTGGTGTTTTGTTTCGGTCAATGGATTATTTTAAGGATTTGTTGGATTATACTACTGATTTCAAGGTGAAGCGGTCTCAACGGGTGGCATCGGTTCGGGCTTATCCGCATTTACGTTTACCCTACATACCTATCGAGTAGTTTCTTTATCGCCCTGTCCGCCTCCTCAAATTTGTGCGTAGGCAGGCAGTACGTTTTCTTGGTTGTGCCTTCGGGATATTTTTTGGGTTTGCCGGGTGAAGGATGGGTGAATTGGGGGAACGCTGTCTCTTTCATTTTATATCGGTTAATCAAATAACGTATGCTGCTTAAATTTCGCTTCCACGTATCGCATACATTCATACGGGGTTAGCTTTTTGGGTTTGTTACCATATAAGTGGTAGTTAGCGGTAACTTGTTCCG